TAAAAATGTTTAGCTATAGTATCAGCATTACGTGCTGCATATAGTGCCTTGTGATAACCTTGATGATCGTTCACGCTTCCATCCTCGTTTAGGAACTTCCCTACAAAATTTGATAAGTCACTTTGAACATCTGCAACTTGAGAAGGATTTGAAACTCCATACCTAAATTTTTTCTCTCCTAAATTGAAATCAAAACCTTTGAAATCTTCTGAAAAGAACTTTCTAGTAGTAGTCTTAAAACTCTCGTGTTGCTGTTTTGACACTTCTTGTTCTTGTTTGTATCTGTCGAAAAAGTCCATTGCTTTCTTTTGCTCTTGAGTAACACCCGGTCTCAACTTGATCTCGTCATAGTATTTACCCTTTAAGTCTTCCAAAAAGTTTTTGGCTTTTGCAACTTCTTCTTTATACGCAAGCTTTTTCTTGCGAATTTGTTTTTCATCATCGTAGTCTTCGTCAAAAAGAAAATTATCTTCCATGATAAAATCTATTTCTTCGCTGTCTAGATGTGGTTTAGTCTTTTTATAATATTCTTTTAGTAACGCATCGTTGCTGACATCAGAATAATCAGCATTCAACCTTACAAAATCCTCAACAGTTCCACCAGTATCTTTCATGAAGTCAACTAACTTCTCTATGTTTTCTGGTAGATCCATTTTAGGATCTTTTTTAATTTCCTCTGTAACCTGCTCTTTAATAGGTTCTTCACTCGGCTTCTCCCCTATTTCTTGTATTACACTTATTTCCTCTTTTTTACTCTCTTCTACAGGTTTTTCTTCTTCAACAGGAGTTTTAATCTCTTGAACAACCTCTTCTGTAGTAGTTTCCTCAGCTTTAACTTCTGGAGTAACTTCTTCAGTTTTTTTAGTTTCTTCTTTTTTAGATAAGTCTACTTTTATTGTTCCATCTTCTTTAGCATGTAACTTTTTAGGTCTACCTTTCTTTTTCTTCATTTTGAACTCTCCTTCTTGAGCTACGTTTTCTTTTGTTTCCATAATATGATATTATATAATTATTGTTTATTTTGGAGCAAATTGCTCCGTTCCAAACCCACCTAGAGTATCTTGCCCTGCGGATTCAAAATTCTTTGGTAATAAATCATTCTTTCTTTGATCTATCAATTCACTTTGTTGAGAAGCTTGTATTTTAGTTCTTTCGTCTTTTCTATCTTCTTTGTAAGACTCTTCACCTCTTTTAGCTTCACCTTGCTTTTTAGCTAGTTCTATATTAAATTGAAACTCTAGTTCCATTAACTGTTTCTTTATCTCAGCTTCTTCACGCATTTTCTGAATAGCAAATTGAGATTTACCTTGTTCTATTTGCAAAGTTGTTTCAGCTAATGCTTGTTGTTTTTGAACTTCATTCATTGCTGCTCTCTCAGCTTGTTCTGCATTTGCTTGGGCTTGAGCTTGTATATTAGCTTGTTGAGCTTTTTGATCTTGTTCTTGCTTACGTTTCCTTCTTTGTTTAAGGAGTTGATTAGCTAACTTTAAGTTTTTAACCTCTCTTATATCAATTGAATCTTCAAGATATATTGAACCTTGTTGTAACGCAACCTGTATGTTTTGTTCTAACATAGCTCTCTCCTCTTCATCTGGCTCTAACTCTAAGAATATACCGAAGTCATGTAAGTTTAAATCAGTTAACTCATCTAAAGTACCAACGTTGTATCTTGAAATACTAGACTGTATAGAATCTCTTAATAGTGGAAATTGCAAACAATCTGCTATTCTTAAAGCTATGTTCTCACAAGTTTTTAATGTTAAGTATAAACTAGACTTTAATATATGTCTTGTAGCTACATTCGAGTTAGCAGCAGCAATCTTTTGTAAACCAACTAAAGCATCTCTATCTGGCATACTACCATCTCTAGCTTCATTGAGTCCAGTAACATCCCTCATCATCTGCAACCAATACTGATAAGTATTTGTTAAAGAAGCTATTTTAGCTCCACCCGCTGAGGTTTGTAGTTCTTGTATTGGAACTTTACCTCTATTCATATCCCCATCTTGAGTCATTGATCTACCAATGATACTACCAGTTTGAAAATACATATTCAATGCTTCTGCTGGATTATAGTTCGTACCATTACCTAAATCAACTTCTGCTAAACCATCGGCATCAAGATAAACACCGTCAGGTACCATTCTTGATATTACTTGTTGTAGTTTTAAATGAGTTATTTGTATCATATCAGCAAAACTCATCATTCTACTTACATGTGATTCAATTCTACCTTTATAAAGTCTTGGTGCACATATAGAGTAATTCATGTTAACTTTAGTGGAGTTAGCAAATGGTCTTGTCATGTTTTCAGACATCTTCCATTCTAACATGTCATCATGACCTAATATCTTTGCACCTGTATATAAAACTTCTATACTTCTTTGTACTCTCTTGAAAGTATCTGCTTCTGGTGGATTAAAAGTATCTTGTTTTTCTAAAGCTTTTTCTAATCCATTAGCAGTGTGTTTAATTTTCCATGTTTGATTAGTATAAGTCTTATATTCGAAAAATAAAACTTGAACAGTATCATCACTTGATCTTCCATTCCAATTCCTAGTATATTGAGTATTGCCAGGGTATTTTTGTATTCTTTCTATTTCATTAGGTGTAAGATGTGGAAACCTTTTAACTAATTCAGGTAAACTTATAGACTTTACTTCTCCAACATAATATATATCATCAAAATTTGGATCTTCTGTATATGACCAAACTAAGTTAGCTGGATCAACATAATCAATAGTGATACCATTAGCTCTATTGAAACCAGTTCTAGTTGCAGCTATACCTAATACAGCTAAGTCATAATTAATTCTCCTTTTTATTAAGTCATACTTGTTTTTGTCTAAAACATTATTTATAACTTCTTCTTCAGCAACTTCTATAGACTGCTTATAATCTAACTGCATGTGAACAGATAGTTCCTCTTCTGTCCTTATGTCTAAATCTTTGTTGTTTGTTAAATCAACACCTGTGTTTTGTTTTATTAACTCTATTAACTCTCTTTGTTTTAAATCTTGAAATAAACCATCAGCATACTCAGTTCTCTTTAAAATAGACTCAGGATCTTGAGCAAAAGCTTTTATGTCATAAACTTTGTCTGATATACCATTTACTAATATATCTACAAACTTTGGTATGATTGGCACTGGTTTCCAATCTAAGTTTAAATAAGATAAATCACCGTTTATAGAAAGCTCATCTTTGTATTTTTGTATAGACTGTTCTCCTCTTGCGTATAGTCTTCTTGAATGGAATTGAGAGTAGTAAGTTGAAAACTTACCATTACCAGTGTTTTGAACACCGTTATAATTATTACCAAACCACTCGTACTCTATAGCTCTTCCAACTTGTTTTCCGTAATCTATACTTTGCTTTTCTATATCTGGTACTACCTGATCTGGAAATGCGCTGTTACTATTAGTGTAAACCATCTTTCTATTCTATTATTTTTGAAGTAAAACCATTGTTATCATATCTTCTTATACCTAAATTTAATTTTTTTACTGACCTATCAGCAACGGGTTTATATAAGTTTCTGTTGCAACCCATTATCGCTAAACCAGAGCTAATACTAGCATCATGTTTAGTTCTATTATTTATGTTGAATTTAGCCCAATCTTCTAAGGTTTTTTGGAAATACATATCTCCATAGTCACCTTCCTCTTTTCGCCCTACGTAGTTTTCTATATAAGATTCTATCGCAGCAGCGTGAGCTTGTTTAATGTCTTCACTTGAATTAGGCATCCCACCAACTTCTTTTTCTGTCACTGAAAGCTTGTTCCAAACTTTATCAGGCCTGTTCATTGAAAAACCTCTATAACCTCTTCTTTTTAAATAATAGAGCAATCTAGGTTTATTGTTTTCTGCTAATATAGGCATACCATAGAAAACTAATGACATTAAAACTTCTTCAAAGAATATCTCTGCTGTTTGTGGTCTAGATATATACTCTAAGAAAAAATGACTTGGTGGAGCATCTTCCATGCTAAATTTAGTGAGGCCATGGAGTGAGCCATTTGAACCTTTACCATCTACAGTACCCGATATGTCATAACTATCACAACCAAAAGCTCCAATGTGTTCATTTCCAGGGTATTTGGCTCCATCCTTTACTATCACTCGATTTTGAAGATTTTTAGGTGGAATCCAAGATATTTTAAATCTACCGTTCTTGTCTGGTATAAAAATAACTCTAGTGTCTTTAACACCATTCTCCCACTTAAAACTTCCAGTAGTTACGTTAGCAATGTTGTTTAAGTCATCGTTATAATCTACTTGCTCATATATCTTAACTAAGTTAAATATACTTTGTTTTGTTTCGTCTCTAAAAGCGTGGGCTTCTGTTCTTGGAAATTGACGATAAAATTCATTTAAACCATCTTGATCATCTTTTAAACCTTCTACTTCATTCTCCCAAGATTCTATTACACCTAAATCTATAAGTTCGCCATCAATCCCAGATACGGGTTTTTTTGGTGTGTCGAATACAGGTAATCCATGAGTATCAATGTATCCCTCGTAGGACCATTCCATAGGTATGAACAAAGAATATAATCCCGAGCTTGTTTGACCATTGCGGTTTCTATTTGAGACATCTGATGCATAATATAGTTTTTTAAAGTTTTCTCCTCCTTTGTCTAAAGCATTTGATGTTGAACCCATCATGCACTTACCAACGACCTTACTACCTAACCTCAATGTTGTTTTTGTAACTCTCCAATTGTTTAGTATGTTATCAGGTCTCTCCCATTTGCCACTTTCGTCGTGTGCTAATATCTTTAACTTTTCACCATCATAACTATTGTCACCAGTATTCTTCCAATCTATGGTAGTATCTAAACCTTCTAGCTCTGCAAGTTTAACATTATCATCTAACTTTCTTCTAGTCAGTTTCGAAGCTGGAACCCTGTATGCCAATTCAGTTTTAGGGCGATCCATACCATCTTGTATCGGTTTGAAGAAGAACGGATAGTTAACTGATATGGGTACGACTTTATCAGTAAACATCTTTTTTGCGTCTGATCCTGACTTAGAGAGTATACCATATCTTGAATCGCTTGAGATTGTTGCTTGGTTAACGAGCTCTGCTGAAGCCATAAAGGAAAATCCTGAACGTCTATTTTTAAGATAACACATCCCATAACATCTCTTATCTGCTTTACAGGCTTCCCAGAAGTAGAAAAACAACTTATTTGATTCTCTATAATCAGCTGATCCGACATCAATTTTTGACCATTGCAAATACATGTAGTGAGTACCAGTGATATAGTTAGCAGCACCGTTGTTATAAAACCAATAACCTTCTTCTCTTCGTTTAAATTCTTCATCGATATAATCATACCATTTTTCTTTAAACTCTGCCGGGTGTTTATCCCAGTCAAAAACATTTTTTATTTTAGTAAGTTCTTTCGGGTAAGGTTGTTTTTCCCAGAACTGTTCACTTTTGCTTTCGCTTCGTTTAAACGGTTCATCGATTGCTGGTAAAGCAATGCGGAGGTTTTGTATTTCAATGACCTGTCCAATTCTTCCAGTTTTACTTATTACTATAAAGTCGTATTCTGAGTTGTAACCATATTCCCAATGCTTGAACCTGTTTTTCTTTTTAAGTACCTTAGAATTGACTATATCATCGCTAGGGACAATCTTGTAAAGTGTTTGAGTGTAACTCATTTACTTCTCCCTTCTGCAAACCCTCTAAATGACTTTTTTTCTTTCTTCTCTTCCTTAGGTTTGTCTTCTAACATCTTCTCTTCTTCCTCCATTCTGTTGAGAATCTCAAAAGCATCAAATATTGCTAGTTTTTTAGTAGCTGCAGCATTTTTTAATCTATCAGCTGTAACATCATCTTCTGTGTCTATTATTGGCTCTTTAGCAACTTTGATTAATTCTTCAACCGCTATTCGCCCAGCTTGGATTATACTCTTTTTCGTTTTTTTGATGTCCATGGTTTATTACAATATCATTTGATTTCATACAATAAAGTCTTTGGTTGTCTACCAAAAACTCGAACTCGCTACTAGGTGAAAATGTTATTAAGTGTTCATTTTCAATTCCAAGTTCTAAAAGCTTTTTGTTAGTATATTTCATTATACCTTTTAAAGGCTTTTCTTTATCTACACTAAACTTATCTTCACTTAACACAGGTTTAACAAAACAGTAATCTAGATTTGGTTTATACTTGCCATTCTTTTTATATAGATAAACCTGATCTACAGTACAGAAATATTGGTCCTCTTTAAAATACAAAGCACTGTTTTTTTCAACACCTCTCATATCATACCATCTTCTAAAAACATTATGGTGGACTATAACTTCATCACCTACTTTTATCTCAGTATTATAAGCTATAGGAACACTAACAACTTTAGCTCTTTTGCTAACAAATTTGTGATCTTCTATACTAGTGTTGATTATTAGCTCTTTGTCTTCAACATTTAAAACGTTGTTGTACCTTGTACTTAACGGTTCTACTATAAAATTATATATAGACTTCATTAATATTCTAAATCGTATTCGACAGATATAGACATATTTTTGTTGAAATTCTTCCAAGGCAAAACCTCGTCTTCTTTAGTAATAAAAATACTATAAGAGTTATCTTTATCGTTTAATATTATATTAGAAATAGTATGACCACCATAAACCTGTTGTCCAACAGAATAATGCATTGCATCGTTTTTGTAATCAGAACCTATGCTAATTTTTCTTATTATAGCTTTCATTAGTCCTCAACTTTTTCAAGTTCAGCCTCAATCTCAGTATAAGTTCCGTCTTCAACATTTACATTAACAGACCCGTACTCTTCTTCTAACTCCGCTTTTATTCTTTGATCTTCTTCGTTTATAGATTTTATCTTGTGAAGTAGCGCATGCTTTTGAGATTCTAAATAACCTATAGAGTTTAATGTTTCGTTTAATTCTTTTTGAATACTTTGTATTCTTTCTAATTGTTCATCTTTGATTTTCATTTAATTTAATTTTTGTTTTTATTCACGCTTCTGGTATTGGCTCTGACCAAGCTGGTGTCGCAAGTAAGGCTAACGCCTCTTCGTGATTTAATGTTTGTATTGGAACTAATCTA